TCAACGCCGGATCCGCATCCTGCAACGCGCTGGCCACAGCCAACGCCAGATCGCCGCTCGCCTCAACATCACCCGCTACCGCGTCCGTCAGGCGCTCGCCTCATGATCAACAACCCCATCATCAATCGCATCGCTGTCTTGGTGCTGCTGCTTGCGGTCTATGCCGCCGGCTACGACACCGCCAAGCAGCAAGCAGCCCAACACCCTGCCGCTCATCTGGAGATGAAGCCATGACCATGAACACATGCAAAACCTGTCGGTTTTATGAAGAAATGTGCAAAGACGAAGTAGGCGATTGCCATCGGTATCCGCCAACGATTTTGTCTATTTCCGAGTACGACGACACTTCAACTTCTTTTCCAATGGTTGACGTTAATAATTGGTGCGGCGAATGGCAGGAGGTCACATCATGACTTGCACCACCCCCCGCCGCTTTTACTTCCAGATCAAGTCCGCCAATGTGATCGAATCGATCACGGCGCACAGCCTTACTGAAGCCAAGGCAATTGCCGCCGAGAGTTGGATGCCTTGGTGGAATGAACTCGAATGGCTCAACCCTGAAACTGTTACCGATCCGAACATCCATGCCTGAACCAATAGGAGCAATGCTGCCCTTCCAATGGGTTGAAGAACTGCCAGAAAGCCGGCATGGGGAAGGTGTAAGCCGGCCCCGACACGGCAGCCGCACTCGCGAATATCGGGTCTTGGTTTTCAAGCCAGGTTCTCAGCCGATGACCTGGATCACCCAAGCTGAGAGCACGCGTCATGCAATCAGCTACGCCCAGGCACGTTGGCCCGGTGCTGAGGTGGAGGTGGCACCATGACTGACCATATCCGCGCCAAACTGGAAGCACTCATCACTGACTCCAGCATGTTTAATGCTGGTCAACAGGATGAACGATTGCGGTTCTGCCAATTGATCGACATCCGGCTAGACCAGCTCCAGCAGCTGGCCAGCCATCCGCATATTTCGGCACGCCGGGAAGAACTGCTCAACATCCGCCAAGCACTACGCGATCACTCATGAAGCAATCCCAACTAGACAATTGCCGCCACGAAATGATGGAGGCGCTCTATGCCGCCAGCGGCCGCACCTGCAACACTTACACGGGGCTGTGGGAGGAGTTCTGCTTTGATGTGGCGGCCAACTTCCGCGATACCGGCATCAACGAGCTGCACGCCGCCTGCGTCTCCGCGATCGGTGAGACCGAGAGCATCCTGGCCGAGAAGCACGCCTGGCAATGCATCGCTGTCTGTCGCCGGCAGCTACTTGGGGATCGGTGGGCTTGATGGCTAACGCCAACGATCGCCGCCCAAATGGCAAGGGGCGCAATTTCACGGTCAACGTGCGCATGAGTCGCGAGGAGATCGAAGCTGCTCGACGCTTAGGAGATGGCAATATCTCGATGGGTTTGCGGTGGGCTGTGCGTTATGCCACCGGCCGGCACATGCAACCGATCAAACTGAGCACGATGCTCCGGTCTGCTGCGGTGCTTGCTTCTGAGTTGGAGGGTGCCAGTCATGGCTGATCCGGTCAACCCAGATCACTACAGGCAGGGTGGGATCGAGTGCATTGACGCGATCGAAGCAGCACTGACGCCGGAGGAGTTCCGCGGATACTGCAAGGGCAACGCCATGAAATACATCTGGCGCATGAACCACCACGCCAAGGGCGGCAGGGAATCGCTTGCCAAGGCCCGATGGTATGTGGACCGATTGCTTGGCAAACTGGAGCCATGATGCACCTGCTTGACCTAAACCTGCTGGAGCGGTTGGCGCTGTGGGTGCTGGCTCGCAGTCCCCGCACCAGCTTGGTGGTGGTCAAAGAGATGGGATCGCCGGCGATGTTTGTGGCAGCTGATCCTGCCGATGAAATGCTGGATTCACTTGAACTCAACAGTATGTTGCTGGAGCGGTTGTATCACGCACCGAGCTACGGCGAACTGGAATGATTAGCTTGTACGGTGGCCGACTGCTTCTTTTTTGCGATCGTGCAGACCGTACTTGGCACTGCCGGGTCAATCTTGGCCCAAAGGCTGAGCACCAGCTTGAGGCCGATACCGGCGCCATTCAGTTGCAGGATGCATTGCTGCGGGCACAATCGATCTATTCGGCAGCATTAGCCAGGATCCGTCCAGCCGAGGCGCCGCGGATGTGCTGGGATTGTGTGCAATGGGAGGGAACGCGCAAACGTTGCAACCTTGAGTTTCCAGAGGCGCGCCAAAGCGGCGGTCGATTTGCGGCAAGATGTGAGCTATTCGTGCTTGATCGGCGATGAGTGAGCCGGTACTTCTGAGCCGCTTAGATCGCGATGGCGGCTGGATTGAGACGCTCGAGCCGGCTGATGGCGGTGAGTTGTATTACCGCAGCTGCGCTGGTGGGATGTGCCGCTACTCAAGCGACCTATGGCAGGCCGAGCTGTACCTGGACCACCTTCTGGCGCGTTAGATCTCGCCGGCCATCCAGCGGGCGATCGCCCATTCGCGAATAGCGGACCAGAAGTGCTGGGCGCGATACCACTCGATCCAGTCCTTGTGGCCCTTCTGGCTGTTGCACATCAGGCAACAGCTGATCAGGTTTTCGCGGATTGTTAGCCCGCCGTTGACCTTGGGCACGACGTGGTCGAGCGTTGGGCTGCGGCCGAGGGGGTCGTCGCAATAGGCGCAGCGATAATCCCAGGCCAGGTGGATCTGATCGCGGGCTGATCGCCGGGTGACCAGTCGGGTCTCGTCAATGTGGTGCTGGTCCACTGAGATCTTCTGGGAGGGTAAACAACTCAACAGAAAGGTCGAGGATGTCGGTCTCGTTACGGATGAACTCGGTGATCTGGCTGTAGATGTCAGCGGGCAGCTGATCGGGGTCTGTGTCTGATCGGACAATCACCTTGGCGGTGATCTCGACGATGTGAGCCCGCATGGGAGAACCGCCGCTTTGCCAACGGTAACGGACGCGACCAGACCGGCTCGTGTGTGACGGATTGTAAACGGGCCACGCCTGCCCGGCATTATGCGCTGTCTGCGGTGTATAGTTCACACATCAACCGCAACCGACCGATGCTCGCCACCTTCACCTCCAAGCTTGCCACCCTCTCCACCGCTGACCTGCTCGATCTGATTCGCCAACTCATCTCAGAGGAAGTCTTCAATGCTTGCTTTGATGCCGCTGTAAACGAAGCTTGCAACCGTGACGCTGATCTGGCCTTCACCATCGAGGGGATGTGGGCCTGATGGCCACCATGCCCCAACTCGACCCCGAATATGACGACATCCCCGAGGATCTGCCCGAGGATGATGACGACGACCACCCCAGCCTTACCGCTGCCGAACGCAACCCCAACCTCAAATGACTTTCATTCTTGATCTTGGCCCCTGGCACGTTGGTCCTTTCGCCACCCACCTTGCTGCGCAACATTGGGCTGAGATCCATGGCGTCGATGACTACCGGATGATCCCAATGGATGATCCGGCCGAAGCGCCTGCCCGGATCAACAGGATGCGCGAATTAGCCCCGGCTGGCAGTAACACCTAGGTCGCCGTTGTAGCGGCCCGTTTCGCGGTAGGTGCGTTCCGGTGTGCCGCTGATCAGATGGAACACCATCTGGCCGATCTTCATGCCAGGCCATAGCGCGATGTTGTGGAAGCGGCGGCTGTTGTGCAGCTCTAGCGTCAACCGGCTGCCATGCCAGCCCGGATCGCAATAGCCAGCGAGCAGATGCTCCAACCCTTCGCGGGCACGACTCGATTTGAGCACGAACACCGCCGCAATATGGTTAGGCAGGTTGAAGATTTCCTGCGTCTCGGCTAGGCAGAACTCACCCGGCGCCAGCCAGTACGGGTCCGCCTGGGTGTGATGGCCAATGCCCAGGATCTGCATGTCGGGGCGCTCCTCAACCTCGATCATCAATCGATCGCCAAGCAACACATCAAGGCTGGCGGGATTTTGCAGCTCGGGATTGTATGGCAACACCATCGCCGCCTGCTGACAAAGGCGGGCGATCTCGTGGTCTGGAATGATCATGCGGGCTCAGTAATCCCAGCGGACTCTAGGGCTGCCTTGGCGAATTCCGAGATGGACGAAGCCTTTTGGTGCGCCGTAACCCAGGCTGTATGGCCAGTTTTTGTCGCACCAGGCTTGCACCGCGTTGATGTCGGCGCCGATGATATTGAAGTCCACAGCACCGACGCCGATCGAGTTGTACAAGTGCTCACTGTTCGAGGCCCCACCCACCTGCCGGTTGATTGCTGCTGGTCTGTAGCCCGAGGTGATAATGATCGGCTTGCTACCAAAGGCCCCACGCACACGCTCAAGGAACGCAGCCAATTGGGCGGCGGTATCTATCTGATGCTGATGATCAAAACGACGTGCCTCCTGGCCTAGCGCAAATTCTCCCAGG